TTATTCTTCTAGGCTCAGACCGCGTTGGTTCTTATGCTCTTGGCTCGACTAAGATGGATTTGTGGTCAATGGCAGTTGATTCAATCGCTAAAAATATTGCCGAAGTATTTAATCAATATGCGATTCCTCGACTTATGAAACTCAATGGCATGGATGCTTCACGCGCTCCATTCCTTACCTACGGAGAAGTAAGCCATGTTGATTTGACTGAGATTTCAGACTTCGTAACCAAGTTGGCTACCGCTGGCGTTCTTATGCCAGACCCTAAGTTGGAAGATTACCTCCGTGATTTGGCTGGATTACCACCTGCTGAGCATGATGGACAAGAAGCCTACGGTTCTCCAACGATGCCTGATGCAGAGGGCGCTCAAGCAGGATTTGATGCACCTCCATCTTTGGAAGAAGAATTGGAAATTCCAGAAGGACAGGAACCGCTAGACGGCGATTTGGAGTAGAGCATGGCAATTAAGTTCGGCTCTGGCTCAGAAGGTTCCAGAAATCCTCTCACCGCTGAAGAAGCGGCGATGGCGCGTGTTCTCGTCAATGCGATTCGTAATGCCACCGACAAAATCAAGGTGGATGAGTTGGCAAAGATTCTTGGTCGCCTAGATGCGGATACTTTAGACCGATTACTCCGAGCAATCTCTATCAATGGTGATGCACCAAAGATTGAAAGTCAGTTGCTCAGCATCATTGACCTAGGCGGAAAAGATGCCATTAAGGGGCTACGCGAAATTGCACCTGCCTTGGCTCTCCCAGCATTCACTCCAACACAAGTTCGCATTGCCAATCCTGAAGCCATGGCAAATATGGATTTCACAAAAATTCCTAATTGGGCAAGAGTTAATCCAGAGCCGATTGCTTTCAGTTTATCTTTCAACAAGACCAACCCTAATTCACTCGCCTTCGCATCTCGTAGAGCAGGGCAGTTAGTAACTAGCATTGATGACCTAACCCGTCAGGCTATCCGTAAGATTATTATTGATTCATTCAACGAGCAGATTGATGTTCGCCGTACAGCAGTTCGAATTAAAAACATTATTGGTCTCCATCCTAAGTGGGCTGATGCGGTAAAAAAATTTGAAGTTCGTGAATATGACCGTTTAATTCAGGCTGGAATAAAAGAGGCTAGGGCTATTGAACGCGCTCAGAAATCTGCTTCCGCTTATGCAGACAGATTAAAGAGCGCTAGAGCAAAAACCATTGCTCGTACCGAAATCCAGATAGCCCAGAACGAAGGGCGCATGGAAGGTTATCGCCAAGCCGATGAAGCGGGATATGTAGACCCAGCGACAATGAAAATGTGGATTACAGCCCCAGATGAGCGCACCTGCGACATTTGTGCGCCTTTGAATGGAGAAGTCGTACCTTGGCTTGGAACCTTCTCTATCGGGCTGGAGAAACCCATAGTCCACCCTAATTGCCGTTGCACCTTCGTAATCTTGCCTCCAGACCGAGGCACACGATGAAGGTAATTAAATTTGCGCCTGGGCTTATCCCAGTTCTAAAGCACCAAGAACACGACCAATCAAGTCACGGTAACTGGGCTACGGGTAAAGGCTCAAGCGGATTAACACATCGAGAAATCTATAATCTTCAAGTTGGGCGAGGCGACCCTTTAGTTACTAAGGTCTATAAAGCAGAAGATAAGTTTCAACCGCATACTCAGCGAGAACTTACTATGCCGTTTCCTCCGAAACCAAGAGTTGAGTTCGCTACAAAAGAAGAATATGACAAGGCGTATAGAGCATATTCAAAAGCATTTGATGAGTGGGCAAGAGAAACTCACCGTAATATTCAGTCAGATACAGGTGAAAGACTTTTGGATGGGTCAAGGGCTGGAGTTCAAAAGTATCTTGATGAGATTATTAGTTCGGATTGGTTCAAAGAAGAATTTGGCACAGGTGGAGTTGTTGCTAAGCCCGAAGTTAAATTATTGGATATAAATTCAGCGGGTCGCTATACCTTTGGATTTAAGAATGGTCAGCCATATACATCCATGGTTTTTAATAAAGGCTACTCAAGAGCAGAGCCAACTATTTTGCATGAAATTGCTCATTACGCAACCACAATTAGTCAGACCTCTCCTTTTGATGGACACGGAGTAGAGTTCGCCAGAAATCATATTTACATCGTAAGCAAAGCCATTAGTCCAGAATTTGCCGCTGGGCTTGAGAGGGCATATCGAGAGGAGGGAATTGACCTTGGATAATTATGAGTTAGAAATTATTGAACCTCCACTAGACCCAATGTTTATTCCTGCTCCTTATGAGGGCGATGTTTTGAAGCATGGTTCCCATGACCAAAAGACTCATGGAAATTGGGCATCTGGGAATTATGATGATTTGGCTCAATGGTATGCCGATGAAATGAAAGTATTCAGCACCATGAAAGAGCGCGATGCTTATTTTGAGGAGATGTTATTAAGCCAGCGAAAAGAAGGTTTTACCGAGGAGAAGTATCCAGAATTTCGTAGAGCAATAGGAGAGTACGAAAGCGCTATTGGATACAGTCTTAACGATGCCCTCAGAGACCCACAGGTAAGCGAAAGCGCTTTTAAGGACACTATTGAATTTCTTGATAGGGCAATTGAGACAGCGCCCCCATTGAGGGAAGAAGTTATTGCCTATCGCGGAGTCAAGGGCAACGGGTTAAATTTTTTTGAGAAATTAGCGGTTGGCGATGTCTTTGAAGATAAAGGTTATGTCTCAACAACTATTGATGCTGGAGTGGCTCAGCAGTTCGGTACATCTGGAAGTATGTATCAAGGTTTAGCAATGCGTATTAAGTTACCAGCAGGTAGCAAAGGAATCTTTCCGTCAGGTTACAAAGACCAAAGTGCAGAAAACTGGGATAGAAATACAAGCGAGGCTGAATTCTTGTTACCAAGGGGTAGCAAATTTAGAGTTGTTGCTATTCGAGGTAAAGTCTGGGATGTAGAGTTGGTGCCATGAGCCTTGAGAGATTCCAATATGATTCCGATGCTGGGCTTACCCTTATTATGGAGAAGCACCAAGAACACGACCAGTCCACACACGGTAATTGGGCGCTGAGCGAGAGCAACCCAGATTTATTAACCCTAGGCACATTTGATGAAGAATCTGAGTACGACCCAGCCTTGATGGTTTACAGCGAGCGCTACGGAGTAGATAAAGACGGCAAAATTGTTGGAGTTGAGACCTTTGAGCATGATGCCATTGACAGTTATTCTCAAGAAGGATATAAAAACATAAACGCATTTCTCCGTAACCCAAGAGGTTTTGGAGATTCTTACGAAATCAAATTTCTGCAAGAGAAGGTTGATGGGCTAGATTCTTTAATTGAAAAGGCTCCAGATATGTTCGGAGATAAAACTTTGTTTAGAGTGGTAGATAATTTTGTTTTAGCACAACTGACCCCAGGAGACACTCTCCGAGATAAAGGTTATCTATCAACTACACGAATAGATTTGACCAAAGATACGGATGCTAGAGATGCGCTTGGCGAGATATATGACACGCCCGATACGGTTGCTGTTATTCTTCCAAGCCCGACCAAGAGTGGCAAAGGAATTGCGGTAGACCTTTATCGAACATCTGTCAATGATACGAGTTCAGTTTCAGACAGAGAGAAAGAAGTTCTTTTACCACGCAGTACAGACCTTCTCTTTCTGGGGTACAAAAGAGGTATAGGGTCTGAGGAAAAAGTTGCAGTCTTTCAAAGGGTGGATAAATGAGTAAGTTCAGAACCGTTCTTGAAGATGTTGAGATTATCCAAGGCGTTAAAAAGCATGGCACCCACGACCAGAAAACCCACGGAAACTGGGCTACAGGTGGCACCGTGTACACATCCATCATTGACCGCCTAAGCCAGAAAGATGTAACTGGATTCAGCCTAGATATTTCTAGCCGTAATGCGCCAAAGAGCGGATATATGACCTCCGATGCTGGGGCAGAAGAAGCGGTTTCATACGATGATTTCTTTTCTAGCCGTGACCGAAGTAGAGCCATTCTGCTTGAGTACATAGAAAAGAACGCTCAAGCGCTCAGCGATAAGGGTGCTTATTTTGGTATATGGGTTGTAAAAGACCAAGGAACCGTGTACCTTGATGTCTCACGCCGTTACGACACCAGAGCAGAGGCAGTTCGCGCTGGCTTTGCTAACGAACAGCAATCTGTATACGACATTGAAAATGACGAATATATCTACATGAAAGATGAGGAAGATGACCGAGCAAACAAAGCCGTTGATGGTGGAGGTTCCAATCCCCGTCAATCAAATGACTCCAGAGGAGAAGAAAGCCTTCGCGGAGGAGATTCTCAACGCAATCGAGCAGAATCGCCCCATGTCTGCCTCGGGCGATACCAAGGCGTAGAAAAACACCTAGAAGGTCAGCATGACCAAGCCACACACGGCTCATGGGCATCTGGTCGCTTCGGTGCAGATTCAGTTAAGTCTGCAAGAGATGGCGCGAAAGAGTACGCCTTCAAAGCGGGAATCAAGCAAGACGATTCCATTGACTATCAAAAGACAGTAGCGAACAGAGCAAGAGCGGCTCGCATTGCCGATGCTTATGATGAGTTGCCTACGGTAGATGAGGATGCGTTCGAGTCTTACACAGCACTAGCGACAGAGGTAGAGGCTCAGTTCGAATACATGACAAAGACTCTCGGCATCAAGGTTGAATTCGTAGCAGATGACCCATACAAAACTTCCAGAGAGATGTTCGCAGATGTTAGCAAGGGAGTTCTCAAAGTATTAAGCACAGCCTCGACAGGCTCACACCCATTCTTTTCAGATGAACAAAACGATATGTTCCGAGCAGTTCACGATTTCTTTGGACACGCCGCAACAGGTCGAGGATTTGGTCAAGATGGAGAAGAATCCGCTTGGGTTCACCATTCACAGATGTTTACAGAGACCGCT